ATTTTTAATCTTTCAAATACCTGAGTAGATTTCTCTGCTATTTCAGCTAACTCCTCTTGTGTTTTTTGCTTGTCTTTTAATGCCTGTGTAGATTCATTTAGTGATTGACCAAACAGTTTTTCTGCTTCTGCAACACTTACTCCTATTTTTTCTGCAACATATCTCTTTTGCGCCTGAGACATGTTTTCAAATTCTTTTCCAGACATATCAATTGCTGTTTTTAGTTGCCTAAATACATCGACAGGATCTTCTAAAGCAGAATTCATTAATCTAAGGCCGCTAACAAAGTTTCCTCCAAGAATAGCATTCAATCTGCCTGCTGCTTGGGCTGCTCCTTCAAAAGTTGTAAATCTTTCTGTTATATCAAGCATTTTGCTTGCTTCGATTCCGAAATCTTTTGCTGCGGCTGTCAAATCTTTAAATACTTGTTGATAATTCGCTCTACCAAAAAGAGCCATTTTTTCACCAAGGGCACCCATATTTTTATTTATCTCACTCATGGGAATATTTGTTGATTCTGAGAAGCTTTGTAATTCTGTCATAAAATTACCTGCTTCTTTAGCAGACATGCCAAATGATTTTATAGCCATTTCTGTAAATACAATTTGATTTTTTGCTGACAGTCCTAATTTTTCAAATAGCACTGTATTTGTAGAAATTGCTTTTTGTTGATCAGCACTCATTCTTGTATATGAGGATAATCCACTTATTAACTCTTTCTGGGCAGCTAATGCCTCTTGATAACTCACGCCTGCAATAGCATCTGCGGACGCAATAGCAATCTCGGCATACTTTTGCGAATCGCTAGTCATTTTATTTAATTCTGCTATCATTGAAGATATGGTACCTATCAAATCTGTAGCTAAATTTGCAATCTTGTTCTGAGTCATGAGACCAACAAGAGCCATTCTTGCTTCTTCTTTTGTTAAATTGTTTATTTGCTCTTTTTGTACTTTATATCTTCCAATAAGATTTAAACTTTTTCCTGCTTCTATATTTTGACTAACTGTTGTTTTTAAGTTTGCTTGGTTTAGTTTTAAAATCTGAGCAAGAATATTTCTCTGCTCTTCGTCTAATTCTACTTTTTCTCCACCAATTCTTAATTGACTGTTCAATAGCTGCTGAACATTTTGCAATGCGGTTATTTGATTTTTATTTAAACCGTCTTGTTGTGTTGATATATCGACTATTTTTTGAAGTTGCTCTTTTGCATCACTAGCAGAGCCAATAGAGCCTTCCATCGTCTCACCAAACGCTCCGAAATAAGCAGATACTTGCTCCGTGAGCTTACCAGTGTCACTCAAGACGTCAGACAAAAGTTGTCTATACTCAGTCAGTTTTTTGATGTCATTCTCATCAGCCATTTAGACTCTAAACCTCGAATAAAAGTTATAAATATAAATAGTAAATATAAAAAAAAGCAAGAGATACTGCTCTCTTGCTTTTACTTCTTATAAGCGTTTTTTATTTGCTCATTCTCGTCTTCTTTTTGCTTTATAAGCCTGTTTACAAACCATTCTCTCAATTTTACAGGGAGATTATAACTTTCTATAAAACTCCATCCCCCATGATATTTAAGAGCAAAAAATTGTTCATAAACATTCTTCATATATTCATCATTGAGGCCAAAAAAATTCCGTAGTCAACGGCACCTCCATTTCTTCTTCATGATCACATGAAGCGCAGATGAATGTCTGTGACATCTCTACGTCTGGGGTGCTTCTTTTGATTGCAGCACGGAGAAAACGAGCATCAGCGGCAGGCATATTCTCTATGAATTGCCTTAATTGTAGCCTATCTTCTACTCCATTAATTGAAACTACGACACGCTTAAGTTGGTCGGTAGAAACATTTTCTTGTTTTTTGGTTCTTATCATTTCTTGCGTCATTTGCGATTCATCGCCAGAAGTCAATAATCTAAATTCTACCATTGCTTTTGAGCGAGGCAATTTATACATAAAAGTCCCTCGATTAGTAGTCTCAAGCTGCAAATCGTCCAAATCAGATAAATCTTTGTGTTCCAAAGAAGATAAATCAAAGCTGAACTCTTGTTTTTGAGAACAAGCAGGACAACTTAATCTAACAGCGTATTCTGAGCCATATCCAGAAATTCTGGAGGCTATCAAAATAGCATTTTTATCACCAGATAAAAGATAATCTAATTTAACATTATTATCAACTATCAAATTTTGTAACATTCTATCTATAGCAACGCCTTTTTTTAACAAAGATTTAGAAGTTAATATATCTTCTTCTTTAGCAGTCATAAATTTTATTTCTAAAGTATCTTTGCCATGCAGTGGGTGCCCTTCTGGATAAAACTTTCCGCCAGAAGGCAGATCAACAAATTCGGTAGGCGAGACGAATTCAAGTCCGGCAGTTTGGGGAACTGCTGATTGCTGAACTGATGCAGCACTAGTGTCTTCCATTACAGGAGGACCAAGTCTTTCTTCATTGTTTCTCATATTTTTGCCTTTCTATGCATTTAATTATAGCAGGATATTGTTAAATGTTAACTATCGCTTTTTTTTAACATTATGTGCGCCATGTATTTTTTCCAAATCTTCTATATTTGGACTTCTTTCATCAACTACTGAATCAGCTAGTGTTTCAATTTCTCCCCATCGTTTTTCGAAAGGAAGATTATCTCTAGATAATTCACGAATATCTTCTTTAGACATAGTAGATGAATACTCGTTATTGCTGTACTGGAAATAATCATAGGTTATTGTTAAATTATATGTTGCAAGATCATTTGTTTCATAATTTAAATCACTTTGATTAAAAGAAGAAATCCATGCACCATAAAGCGTCCACACTTCTAAAGGAATGCCGTTGTGATTTAACATTTGTAATTGAATATTTGTCGTTTTAGACTTTGCTCGATTTGTATTTATACAGGTTTGTGCGCCTTGATTGCCACTAAAGTCGTTTCCTGCATAATTGAAATAATAGTAGATGAAATCAGTAACAGTGTTTTTTTGATCATCGATCAAGGTCATTTCCATTGGCTGATATTGTATTTGTTGCGCTACATTTATAGCATAACCAATTCCTTGAACTCTTTTAGAGTTAATGGTAAAGGATGGCTTTTTTACGCTTTTAATGTATTGAGGCGGAATGTGATCTACTAGATTATCAAATTTGAGTAGCCACCTAAAACTTCTTTTTGGCTCAAAACTTTGTTCGTTCCAAAAATATGATTTTAATTTTCCTTTTTCTTCTTCGCTACTCATAACTTAGATTATCGACTTTCGTAAGAAGCCCAGTCGTATCTAAACTCAACATCGTACATAGACAAATCTTCTGAGTCGTAAGTTAGCTCTGTTGGTTTAAAAGATTTTACCCAGGCATTGTGTAATACAATGGTTTCGATTACAGAACCGTCAGCATCTAATTGTTCTATTTCAACATTTTGACCTGCTGCAGCTCCATTAACCATTTGCGATTTTGGCAATGTAGCGACAGCTCTTGTATCAGAACCAGGAGGCTGAACACTTGTGGTATCACCAGCATCAATTACGGAATAATTTGCTTCTTTAAACATTGATGTTATGGAATCAACAATGGTGCCACTATTGTCATCAATTAAAGTAACTGTTACAGGATCCCATTTTAAATGACCTGGGAAATAAAAACTCTTATTAAGATATTTGTGCTCTGCTTCTTCAACTGTTAAAACAGGTTTTGTAATTTTCTTGGCAAAGAAAGCAGGAACATTTGTACCGGCACCACCGGCTGCTCCAGGAGTAGCTGTAAGTAAAGATACTTTCCATCTAAATACTCTCTTTGGTTCGAATGCTGAATCATTCCAGAATGTCATTTGTTTTTTCTCCCGTAATAGTTACTTTAATCTAAATAGTCCTTTTATTTTTTTTATAGGTCGTCGAACGAAGCACCAGTATTTGTAATTACAAAGTCGATACCGATAAATTCAATAGCGTATACTGGTTTGATAAACAATTTGGCATACATCATGTTTCTATCAATTTCTTCTGGTGTTGTGGTGGTAGCATCGAGTACTACACGGTAATCGCTGATACCAAAGCCGGTTTTGACTTCTTCCAACAATCTTGTTGTTGGAACTGAGAAGCGTTTCCAGGTTTGTTCTACATTTGGCTCGAAAAGAAGACCAGAAGCAATGCGGCTGATTTCTTTTTTCAAGAAGATTACCAGTCTTCTAACGTTGATTCTGTCAAGAGCAGAAGGAACTGCCTGTAGAGTTTTTTGTCCAAAAATTACAAGACCTTCATTTGGGAAAGAGGCGATTGGATTAACACTTCTTTCATATAGAGAGTCTCTGTTTTTAGCAGTAAGCTTATCTCGCACATTTAGGA